TGGTGCTGATAGTAAGAAGCGAGACGATGAGAACATCCCTTGGACATTATTGATTACTGTCATGGCGGTGTTATTAACTTTCTTTATCGTAATGCCTATCATCGGATTTATGCTGTGGGATTTACATATAGCGACTCAGGCTGCTGTCCATGAAGTTAGAAAGATGAAAGAGTTACGGCGAGACATACTGATAGAGAGGATGTATCGTGATTGATCGTAAGGCATTTAAGAAGTTTATCCCTAACTCAAAGTACCCGGATCAATGGTATGACGCACTATTCAGTTCTCAGACTGAGCTAGGTGGGAAATCTCTCCTAGAAGAATACGAGATTACGACTCCTAACCGTATCGCGTCATTCCTAGCCCAATGTCACCATGAATCAGGTGGATTCGTCTGGCTAACGGAAAACCTGAACTACTCTGCTCAAGGTCTCCTCAAGGTATTCCCTAAGTATTTCGCTACAGACTCACAGGCTAAGGCTTACGCTAAACAGCCGGACAAGATCGCTAACTACGTCTATGCGAATCGTATGGGTAACGGTGATGAGGCTAGCCAAGAGGGGAGCGTCTACAAGGGCAGAGGATTAATCCAGCTGACCGGCAAGGATAACTATTTTTGGTTCGCTGCTAGCCTAGAGATGACTCCGCAAGAAGCTGCTGAATATATGCAGACGTTCGAAGGAGCAGCCCAGAGTGCTTGCTGGTTTTGGTCGGAAAATAAGCTAAATAGATTCGCAGACGCTGGTGATCTCAGAGGCATGACTAAGGTCATTAACGGTGGTTACAAGGGTATGGAAGATAGAGAGGCTCAGTATGCGCGCGCTTTGGCTGTTGTTCATTCTTAGTCTCGTAGGGTGTGAGGATAGGTTCCGTTATCCCTGTCAAGATAACAAGAACTGGAATAAACCTGAGTGTCAGCGTCCTACCTGTGCTGTAACTGGGACTTGCCCTGACCAGCTAGTACCTGCTGCCGACTTTAAGCCGGAGGAACAAAAATGAAGTGGACTCCTGACCATATTGATTCGATCATCAAGCTAGTTATCGGAACGACGTTCTGTGCTGTTCTGCTGATGATGTCTAGCCTAGCGATGTATTCGGTAGTCTTTGTGACTCAGCCGATGAACGCTATAGCACCAGCGGATAAGCAGTTCTTTATGTTGCTCTCAGATATGTCTAAGTACATACTTGGGGCGTTAGCGACATTGCTTGCCATTAAAGGCAAAGATGGGGTTGCTAAGTTGATCGATCCACCACCCGGAGTCTCTAAGGCTAGCGATTGGACTGATCCACCTAAAGCACCACCACCGTCACCTGCACAGGCTCCTGTCCGTATGGAACCGACGATAGCACCGATTAGTTCTGCACCAACGGCAGGTTATAACGGTAAAGCAGCCCCTGAACAACCACCACACCCGGAGATAACATGATTGCATTACGCATGGTTGGAACTGTGTTTCTTAGTCTATTTCTTGTGTTTAACATTCACGCAGGAGAGACTAAAAAAGTCTGCAATGCCCAAAAAGACAAGAAGGGTAAGGAAGTTCAGGTCTGTCGTGAGGTCAAGGTACACAAGAAACTTGATGGCACGAAAGTACCGCCGAAATGAATCCGTACCTAATCCTAGGCGTTGTATTCGCAGTCGGTGTAGCCGGAGCAGGTGGTCTGTACAAGGGTCACAAACTAGGTAAGGCTGAGGTTCAACAGGCGTGGGATAAGGAGAAAGCCGAGCAATATGCTGCTTATGCTAAGGCTCAGGAAGAAGCCCGTAAGAAGGAGCAAGAGCTACAGGCACAGGCTGACCAGTTAAGGAAGGAATCTTATGAACAGATCAAGGATATTAACGCTCGGTCTGACCGGCTTATTAACAGCCTGCGCCAGCGTCCAGAGCGTCCCACCCAAACAGGTTCCGTGTCCAGTACCGCCGAATCTTGCAGTGGAGCGAGTGGAAAGGAACTGGCAAGCAGAGATGCAATCTTTCTTGCAGGGTACAGTGCCGATGCCGCCAGACTCCAAGCAGCACTCGACACCTGTATCAAACAATACGAAGCCCTAAGAAAGTGACTCTGAGGCTTGCGTAGCGATCTCTGAGGCCGTTTTTATCATCTGGTCATAGGTCTGACCACTACCCCTAGCAATTAAGCCTCCTAGAGCCGCTGCGAAGAACAGTCTCCAGTCGTAATCTTGGGGGGTAAATTGGACTGTTTCAGGTGGGTTCCATTTAGGATCATCAGGATTCTTACGAGGTCTGCCCATTACGTTCCCTTAATTGTTTGATAATTTTATTGATGTGGTTTACTGGACTAGGCTTGCCAGATAAGTTCCTGTAAATGCTTGGGGATTTCTTATCAAGGCAAGATTTACATATCCAGCGGTTAGTGCGTTTACCACGTCTATATATTCCACCGTCTTCATCTTTGGTGGCTTGGCAACTCGTACAAAATTTAGTCATAGTCTGCGCTGGCAGGTAAAGGCTTGGATGTCTACGCGAAATGCCCCTGCAAACTTACAATCAGAGGCTATCCGAGATTCTGTTTGAATCCCCCCGACATACCAGCCGATAACGCATAACAAGATGGCAACGATAGACTTAGCCCACCAGTCAAGCACCATATCAACTGCTTTAGATAGATCATTCATCTTTAACGAATACCCCTTCTTTGTTTAGATAGCCTTTACGATCCTTGATCTGCTCGTAGGCTGACTGGAAGCATTGCTTTAGATCGACATCTTCAATAGCAGCAACCATAGTGAGGCATACAAGAACGTCCCCAAGTCCATCAATAATTGATTCACGGTCTCGCTTGGTAATCGCATCTGCTAACTCTCCCATCTCAGAAAAAGCCTTCAATAGCTGCGTTTTAGCGTCAGAGTGCTTAACAATTCCTCTGGCTTCACCCCACATCAAAACTGCTAGTTCGGTAGCTTCATAGCTCATAGGAAACTCTCAATCTCAACGATAGGCATATCGAAAGCCTTATGGATGGCGATCTTAGTCTCAGCCGATACCCCATTGTGACCGTTACGAATCTTGCTAATGGTAGGCATTGAGACACCTATCTTTAGGGCTAATTGACGGTCGTTCTTGATCTTGTGCGTTTCTTTTAAATAGTCCAACAGTTTCATTTTCTCTCCTGAGTTAGTAAACCGCTTACGGCGGTTAGTCGGCATACTCACATAGAAGGGGAGACAAGCGTAAAGGAGCTATGCGTATGCTGCGTAGGTTACTTGCCACCTATCGCTAGGCCAAGTGGTGAGGTACTCGCTTCACCAGTTCTATCCTTGACGATTTGTTAATCGAAAAGCTGGCATCCGCTTTCCCTCGTAGCTAATCCCTAAAATGGCGCGTCAGTTAGATCATCGTCCTGAAACTCGACCTTCTTTGCTGGTTTCTTAGTGTCTTTCTCCTTGACCGCTAGCGAGAAAAACTTACCGTTCTTGCCTTCTTTAAGCCAGCCAGAGAGCCAGTAATCCTTGCCATCGATGTTGATTGTGCCGCTATAGTCCGGGTGCTTGTCAGACTGTTTGTTAGTGTTGCGACCCAACATACCGCGATTAGTGTTGTCGTATTCCATGTTTATCCTTTAGTAAATTTCTTGATTGCACTACGTTGCTTGCTATCCAATAGACTCCAGAGTGCAGTCTTCCAATCTGCATCTAGTCCTAAAGAATTGATGTACTCCACAGCGTCTGCTACCTGATCCTTGTGAATCATTAGGATGATGTCTGCTGCGTAGCTACGAATCTCGTCTTGAGATTCTGAGTCAAGATCGTCGAATACGGACTTAGTAATCGGCTTTGCTGACTTAGGTTCGTCTGAGCCTGTAGTAGCGTCTAGTGCGTCATGCTCACAGATTGCCAGAGCCATTACCAGCAGATACCGAGTAATGTAGGTAATCGATGCACCTAGATTCTGGACATCGTGACAGCCTTTCAACTGAGCAGAAGCCATAGGACAGGTAAACTTAGTGCAGCCACCGTTGACCGTATCAATGACTCGCATAGTCGCTAGTTCGCTGGTGAACTCTAGCGTATGGCAAAGTCCGAGTTCAGCGAATATCGAGTTGACTGTAGGCAGGAAGTCGGTCAGTTCAAAGTACCGATAGCCAGCAAACTTGTTATGCCCTGACTTCTTGAGTTCTACGTTCTGGAGTTTAACTCTGGCTTGCTGTAGTTTTTCATAAACGAGCCATTGCTGCTGTTCTTCTTGTTCCTGTTGACGGTTATCCATTATTTATCCTTTAGCGAATTTCTTATTGAAGATGATATTGTTAGGTTGTGCTTCCTTAGTAGTTTGTATCTTTGCAGCCTCCTTTTGCTCACGACGAACACGTTCAAAAGTTTTACGAATGTTTGTTTTGCCAGACGAGACATATTTGAAACTCGGGTCGAGGATTGATGTCATAGGCTGTCTAAAAGTAACGATAGGAGAAACAACAGAAAGATGACTTTACCAGAATGACGGTCAATGAAGTCAGCTAGCTTATCGTCTGCTCTGAATAGTTTGTTCATGCTTCTTTCCCCTTAAAGTAGTTTTCTGCTTCCCGGTCTTTGTGTTCCTGATACAACCTGTCCTGATGCTCAAAATACCTATCATCGTCAGTCTCATCGTATGCCGGTAAGTTTTTAGCCTTAACGGTACGGTTAATCATTCCGATAATGAACCGTTGCAGATTGTCACGGAGTTGGATAGGATTTTGATGATGCTGCGACCAAACCCATAACATCTGTGAAAACTCCTCGCCAATATCTGCGGCTGTCATGTGGCAAAGTACATCGTCAGGATGTCCGTCCAGTAGCTCGTAAAGTAGGAACTGCTCGAATTCTTGTGCGTTCATATTTATCCCCTAGTCAGTTACCGCCACGAAATAATGCCATAGATCAATAGGTGAGTGTAAAATAATTTCTATAAAGAAATAGGAATCTATAGGAACATTCTATTACCAACCATCAACATTCTGCGATAATGAAATACGAGAAAACATTGCAAAAACTGAAAGAAACTCAGCCTAAGCTCGATAAGTACCCAGAGCCTAGAAAGACAACACCTAGAGGACAGCCAGTTGAAAGAAGAACCTTCAAAATCCTTAGCAGCAACGTCAAGCGACAAAACTGGAACGATTAAGAAATACCACCACGGCCTACGTTATTGCGCTGGCTGTAAGAAGTCTAGGTCATCGATCCAATTTGGGAACCTAAAGGTTTGTAAGATTTGTCAATTACGAAACATTAAGGTATAGTTCAAAGGGAATGGCTAGGGTAGCTCCCGAAAAGACGCTTCATCACCGTCCTGCCTTGTCCCACCACAGTGATGACCTTTTGATGGAAGGTTAGATATGTCTATTCGAGTCAAGAACTGGTCTCAGTTCCAGCATTTCAAAGATCGTAAGCCCATCTGGATCAAGCTCTATCGTGAGCTGTTGGACGATATTCAATGGCATGAACTTGATGCCAAGTCCTCCAAAGTCCTAGTCATGCTCTGGCTTTTAGCGTCAGAAGATGATGGCAATTTACCCGACATTAAGACCATCTCCTTTAGGCTTAGGATGCCTGAAAGTGAGGTAAATGCTTGTATATCAAGGCTTTCTCATTATCTGGAGCAAGATGCTAGCACCGTGATATCAAGCGTATATCAGCCTGATACCCTAGAGAAGAGAAGAGAAGAGACAGAGAAGAAGCCTGTTTCGTTAGAAATCCCTGATTGGATTGATGTTAACGATTGGAAAGATTTTGTTGAGATGAGAAAGAAGATCGGTAAACCTATGACCGATCGAGCATCAAAGTTAATTATTTCCAAATTGGAAAAAATGAAAGTTAAAGGAATTAGTCCATCTGTTTCGTTGCAAAACAGCATCCTTAACGCTTGGCAAGACGTTTACGAACCTAAAGTCCACACTCAACAAAATTCTATGGGCAGGAGAGTTCTATGAGAGACCCATTTCTAATCGACGAACCCACGGTCATAAGTTTCTCAGGAGGTAGAACGTCTGCTTACCTATTGTGGCGGGTTTTACAGTCTAATCACGGGCTTCCTGACGAGGCAATTGTATGTTTTGCCAATACCGGGAAAGAGGAAGAAGCGACTCTAGAGTTTGTTAGGGATTGCTCAGTTAACTGGAATGTCCCGATCCATTGGGTTGAGTATCGGGCTAACGATCTTGGGTTTGAGGAGGTTTCGTTTGAAACAGCTAGCAGAAACGGTGAACCTTTTGAGCAGCTAATCCTTAAGAAAAAGTACCTACCTAATCCAGTTACTCGGTTTTGCACCATAGAAATGAAAATCAGGGCAATCCATAAATTGCTTAAAAGCAAAGGATGGAAGCATAACGAAAACATGGATTGGGTCGGTATTAGGGCTGATGAGCCTAGACGGGCTGCAAAGATTGCTAGGGAAAGGTTGCCGCTAGTTACTGCTGGCATAACGGCAAAAGACGTAGGAAAGTTCTGGTCTGAGCAGCCTTTCGACTTGGGATTGCCTAACGTCAATGGGAAGACGCTTCACGGTAACTGTGACTTGTGTTTCCTTAAAGGTGCTGGTCAGACCTTGAGCCTAATCGCTGAGAAGCCGGAACGGGCTATCTGGTGGGCTAGGATGGAAACGCTAGTGCAGACGAGCGATAAGAGTTTTGGTGACGGAGCTAGGTTCAGAAAAGACCGTCCGAGTTACAAAGAAATGATGAACTATGCCCAGAAGCAAACAGACTTTTTCGGCATGGATGAGGAATCAATAGCCTGTTTTTGTGGAGATTAAGATGGTCGGAGACTTACTAAACAAGCTGGAAAAGGTTAAAGGCTCAAAAGGTCGTTGGGTAGCTTGCTGTCCTGCTCACGTTGACAGATCACCAAGCCTTGCCATAACGGAAACTGATGACGGTCGAATCCTGCTCAAGTGTTTTGCCGGATGTAGTGCCTACGAAATTGTAAAAGCTGTCGGAATGGACTTGACAGACCTGTTTCCTAACGACAACAATCTAAGTTCCCTTAAGGAAAAACATTTTAATAAAGCAGTACGCAGACCGTTTTACGCATCAGACCTGCTGAAAATAATCCAATTTGAAGCCCTTCTAACGTCCGTAGCGGCGTTTGATTTGAGTCAGGGTAGGCAGGTATCAGAAGTAGACAGAAAACGGCTTAAAACCGCTGTATCCAGAATCAACGAAGCCGTTAGTTACATCTAGGTGAAGCAATGACGATTGAGCTAGCGAGAGGAGAGGCTGAGGAGCTGCTGAATATTTTACGGATGGTGTACTCGAATCACGAACTAACGAAGACCATTAGTAATCGGCTAGCCGGAGATGTGCTGATTGAGTTCCCACCTGAGCCTGTAGAGGAAAAGCCTATTGCAGAGTGGAAAGAACTGTCTACGGCAGAGATCAAGACACTTTGGAACGTAACGAAGAAACCTAGTGAATTTGCCAGTTTACTTCTGGCTAAAGTAAAGGAGAAGAACTATGACTGACATGGTGAATCATCCACCGCATTACAACACAGGCGGGATCGAGGCGATTGACTACATTGAAGCCAAGCAGTTGGATTTTCATCTTGGGAACGCAGTCAAGTACATCAGCAGAGCCGAACACAAGGGAACGTATACGCAAGATTTAAAAAAAGCGATATGGTATTTGAATCGTGCCATTGAAGCTAAGGAGAAGAACACATGAGTCTTGAGGCAAGAGCGATAGAACTAGACGAGGCTAGGAAGGCTCGAATCCTAAAGTCAGAAAGTATTGACGTAGATAAGTATCTACATTCAAACGATGTAACGATACGGGTCAAGAAGGCTTCTGACTGGTTAGATTCCATCAAAGAGGCTTACCTATCGGAAACGGTAGAGAAGAAAGTCGTTATGCCTTGGCCTAAGACGCATGATTCTTTTGCCTATCGTGAGGGTGAGGTAACTGTCTACGCTGGTTCTAACGGTGGTGGTAAGTCGCTTATCACGGGTCAGATAGCGTTGAGTCTGGTCAAGCAGGGTCAGTCAGTCTGCATAGCATCGTTTGAGATGAAGCCTGAGAGGACGCTACAGAGGATGTTAAGACAGTTCTCAGGGGAATCTTTGGATGATCCGTTGACTCACGACAGGGCAGGATTTATTACGAAGATGGTTGACCGGATGGACAAGTTTCTATCCGACAAGATGTACTTGTACGACCAGCAGGGAACTACATCACCGGAGAAGGTGATTGCTATGTCGAGATACTGCGCTGTAGAGCTAAAGGTCAAGCACATCGTTATCGACAGCCTGATGAAGTGCGTCAAGAACGAGGATGACTTTAACGGTCAGAAATCTTTTATCGACGAGCTAACGGCACTCGCTAGGGATCATAACGTACACATCCACCTAGTCCACCATATCAGGAAGCAGCAGTCGGATGAGACACAGCCGAATAAGAACGACCTGAAAGGGTCAGGGAGTATCTCGGATCAGGTGGATAACGTCTTTTTGGTCTGGAGAAATAAGAAGAAGGAAAACCAGAAGAATCGGGGTGAAGTGATAGACGAGACTCAGCCGGATACCTACCTTATGTGCGAGAAGCAGAGGAATGGTGACGGTCAGGAATGGTATGGACTTTGGTACGACAGTCTGAGTCAGCAGTTTGTGGAGAGGATAGGAGCGAGGATTGACTTTGATAACCGAGGAAGTTTTAAGGCATAGGGCTGAAGTCCGTCAGGTTCTGGCTTGGCGTACTGAAGACAGGGGCAAGGCAATGGACTATCTGGCTAGGGTCAAGGGTGAAAGGCGGGATAGGCTAGAAAAGGATTGCCGAGACCAATGGGAGCGTGGAAACCGTGGCAAATGGGGGGATTGGCGTGGTCTATAAACGGGTGGATTCAAATCAAGTCCAGATTGTTAAAGAGCTAAGACGCTTGGGGATGGAAGTCGAGCATCTTCACGGGGTAGGCAAGGGATGCCCGGATATTCTGGTGGGATACCGGGGCAAGAACGTCCTGCTGGAGATAAAGAAGGACGATAAGGCCAAGCTGACCCCGGATCAGGTGCTATGGCATCACTCATGGAAAGGTCAGGTTGCGGTGGTTACTAACGTAATTGAGGCTGTTAAAGCGGTGAAAGAGGTTTGTAGGCTTGACTGATACCGTCCGAATAGGTACTATGGTTTCGTCTATGTGACGGCGTAGATGAGCTAAAGCCCTTAAAGCTTTGGTTTTCCTCCCTTAAGTGGGAAACGTGCCGTCACACGTGGAAAGCCAAGACTTTAGGGGCTTTTTTGCGTTTAGACCGTACTGGTCGCGTTAGAAATGAACCCATGTTCGGGGTTGCTGCCAAGGAAACCGAGTGCGCTTTATTGACAGGACGGCGCAGCAGACTTGCTACAGGTACTTGCACGAACAAGGCAGAACGGTTGATATACGGATGAGCCACGATACGGTTGCCTTGGAAGATGAATGTAGCCCCGAGAGGGATTAGCCAGTGTGGGAAGTGGGTAAAGATCAACCCCTCGTCCTGTCCTATCGCCTAATGTAAATAGTATTAAGCTATGGCAATACGTTAGCCTATAGAAATAAATGTATTTACGCAAAGCAATAGATTATTTAGGATTTGTTTGTACCGACTTGGTACTAACTAGGGGAGCAACATGGAATCAATCAAAATCGAAGGTGTAGAGCAGCATCAAGGCATTTACGTTGACACCATAGGCGAGGATGTCTGGGTCAACATCATAGTCCGCAACGGTAGTGCCAATCTCTGCATAACGCCAGAGAACGCAGAGAAGTTAATCGAGGCAATCCGAGTCGCTATCGTAGAGGCATCCCATGAAGATTGATCCATACGAGGCAATCGATTTTATTTTTAACAACTCTACGGCTTACGCTGAGGCTAAGGCTGAGGTAACGTACCTTGAGGAGTTTCGTAAGAGCAAGAAGGCGATCTTATTCTCACAGGCTATCGGGAATACGGTAGCTGATCGTGAAAATCAGGCCTACGCTCATCCAGAGTATCAAACTGTATTAGATGGCCTTAGAGATGCTGTAGCGGTTGCTGCCGCATTGAGGTGGAAACTTATATCCAAGCAAGCCACAATCGACGTATGGCGGTCTCAGGAGGCTTCTAATCGGGCTATGGACAGAAACACTCAATAGGGGATAGACATGGAATACACAATACCAGACGATAGCAATTTGGCACAATGTGAGTGGTGCGGTTGGGTAGTAGACTGGGATGAGGTTCCGAGGGCTAGGGACTTATCCGGGGAAATCGTTACCTGCTGCGAGGAATGTAACGAGGGCGAGTCGTTTGTAAATTATCCGTCTAAGAGGTTTGCGCTTGCGGAAAAAAGAACGTGAATTCTTATCCGAGATTGCTGACATAG